GGACATATTTCAGCGCCAGTTCTGCACAAGCACAGGCCGCGAGTACAACTTTCTCTCTTGTGGGCCAGCCTTCTTTGCCGACCATTCGGCCAGCGAGCCAGAGCATCCAGTCGCCACGCTCGCAGGTCTTCCAGACCACGGCCAGAGACTTGCCCTTGGCCCATTCGGTCGCATCTTCGCAAGCTCGCAACGATGCTAGAAGCTCGGTAAATTCTTTAGCTTTCATGCGGCTCCCTTGGGAACATTCGGAACTTCCCCGAGATCGAGGGCGAAGATGCGGCCCTGGCTCCGTTTCTCTTCTTGCTCCCGCAGGGCCAAAAACTCATCGCGCAGTTCAATCAAGCGAGTCACAATGAACTCGTCGGCCATTCCGTATTCTTTGCGGCGTGCAGCGCAATCCGCAATCCCGAGAAACTTGCCCAACTCCCATGGATAGTTCATGGTGTCCTCAGTCGTAGTCGAAACGGTTGTGGTATACGCCCATAATGTCGGGGCCTGCGGAGCGATCCTGGCAGCAGCTTTCGCAGTCGCAATCCGCTGCGTGTTCGTCGTCCAGAACTTCGTCCACGAGGTCAACGCGGTCTTGGATGGTGCTGCCGGTGTGCGTCATACGGCACCCCTCGGCCGGCAATCCTTTGCTCCTGGTCGTGACTCCGATTCTCTCGCCGCAGCCCATCGTGGTCATTGGCCTACTTCCTTTTTCCGGTCCCAATATGGCGTCTTGCAGTTCGCGCAACGCACCGGCTTCTCTTCTGCTTTTGCTGTTCGCTCCGCGATCCAGTCATGCCCGCAGACTTCGCAATGGCATTTCAGTGCTGGAATCACTGTTTCTTCTGTTCCCATGACTGCGAGTGTACACCTGTTCTAATCAGTGTCAAGGAAAATCGCACGCTAGAGACTTAAGTTTTCGTAGGGCCGAACGTCTCTATGCAAAAACTTCACAAAGTGGGTTGACGTGGGCGCGCCCAAGCCCTCCAGGTACAACAGGGCCTCGCCTGCTCGCCGCGCGACGTCACACTCGGTGGAAAGAAAGCAACCGCGCAGATGCAGCAATTGCTAGATCAGATCAAGGCTCAGGTTGAAACCGCGCGGTAGTAGATCAGATGTCCGCCATCAACTCCGATAGCGTGCTCTGCTTGTATCGCCGCATTTTTTGGCGGCATGGCCCAGGTGCTTGCTGCAAAGGCTGATGTTGAGAAGGCAAAGGAAGAATGGAATGGAAAAGGCCGGGGGAGGTTTTAGCCGAACATCTCCCGGCCTAATCGCAGTGAACGCGGGCGCGGCGAAATTGGCAGCCGCAGCCGATCTGGGATCGGCTGACGGATAATTCCGTCGTGGGGGTTCAATTCCCCCCGCCCGCACCACGAACTTCAACCTCAGTTTCTCAGCGGTAAGACTAGTCGTCAAATCTGAGTCAAATTCTTCTTTGGCGAAAAGTCCTCGCTGGGCACCTGGGCCGTTCAAGTGACTATTTCCTGATCCTGCTCTTCGATACCACGAAAACGGACGCCGATGCAAGCACTTTCCGCACCAGTCGTGGAAAAAATCGTCCAAGGTGGAATCCTGCTGGTTACTCCGGTTACTCCGGTTCCATTTACACGGTCTGATTTTGAGCGGTTGCTGCAAAGGGCTAGGGACTTAAGTTTTTCTGCCTGAGTATTTCGTCTCTAATCTGCCGGAGGAACCCTGCCGCCACTCTGTCCCTCCGGGCGATGGAGTTGGCCGCCCGCCCGAGCTTGGCGGCAGCCCGCACAAGTTTTTGCCGAAGAAGGTACTTGGCCTTATTTCTGTGCCAGGCTGCGCGGTCGATGCATCGCACCTGCTCGGCATGTTGCCGCCGGTAGCGGCGCATCCTATCTCGCCAGTAGTGTTTCGGTCTCACGCCGGGAAAGCCGCTGCCGCTGCTTGCAAACGGTTCGCCGGAACGCGCAAGCAAGCGATTACAAACCCTGCTTTATCAACGCATTGCACGTGGTGGTCAGCTCGAAGTTTTCCGTCAATGCGCCAGAGATCGCGGACGAAGATGTACTTTGCCGCCTGGACGAAAGCTCCATGGTAAAAGACCGCGCCGTCGGTGCGCCAGAAAGTTTTTGTAATTTGCGTCATTGCAGTTCTCCTTTACTGTTTTGTAGTGTACTTGAGTGCTAGAAGAATTGTAAAGAGTCCTTTTACTTTTTTGTTTAGAGTCCTCCGTCTCTATGCAAAAATTGCACAAAGGGGGTTGACAACGGCTCGGGCCTGCGTGAAACTCCGCACAGCGGTAAGAATTACCCTGTTTCAGCGTAGCCCGCACGCTAAAGCGGTAGCCCACTGCTTCTCTCTTGAGAATTTCTGTCTTCGCCCGAGGCTCGAATCCTTCCATTGATAGGCCCATCATGCGCAAGAGCATGTCCTACGTGCTCGCCCAGGTTGCTGCCGGCAATGCGCGCCGAGTGGTCGACACGGACATAACCGCCGGCATCATCTGCCGCGGCTTTCTCGCCTTTGGCCCGCGAGAACTTCCGCCCGACACCAACCTCCGCCTGGCCCCCGCCGAACTCCCCGGCTTACACTTCGAAGAGCCGCTCTCTGCCAAGCTGGGACGCAACTCAAACTGCCCCATGCTCAGATTCCTGCAACACTCCGAGATTCAGGCGCAGAATGTCTGAAAATCAGACAGTTAAGGCTGCTCCGAAATTCTCCAAACTTAACCTCCGCAAACGCTTGTACTTACAAGGCATCGTTGCCGGCAAATCGAAGCGCCAGGCTGCTCTCGACGCTGGCTACTCTGACCAGACCGCACTCAAGGCCAAAGCCAGCATTGAGACGCCAGACCTCCAAGCTGCCTTCGCTCGTCTGGTGCGTCAACGGGTCCCAGCCCACAAGCTTGGCCAGCGGATCGCTGAGGGCTTGGACGCGATGGAAACCAAGTTCTTTCACAACAAGGGTGTGGTGACGGATTCGCGTGACGTTGTGAACTACACGGAGCGCAGAGAGTACGCTAAGCTCGCAGCGACGTTTGGAGGGTACGCCTCAGACGGTGACAAGCCCTCTGGCATTACTGCGGTCGGCGTGAAGGTGACGGTGGAGCACATTGGAACTCAAGATCAGGTTACAGCCGAAGCAAAGTGCGTTGTGGAAACTATGGGATGACGACGGGACGACTGACATCGGCTTTGGTGGGGCGCGCGGCGGGGCAAAGTCTGGTGGTGGCCGGCGGTGCATGCTGCTGCGCCGGTTCAATTACGCCAACACTGCGGGGCTCATTCTGCGGCGAACTTTCCCAGAACTCTACAAATCCCACATTGTGAAGCTGTTCGAGGAATTCCCAGAGATTCGGCCCTGGTACAACGAGCAGCGCAAGGAAGTGGTATTCCCGAACGGCTCACGACTGTTCTTTGGCTCTGCCGAGCACGAAGCGGACATGAACGCCTTCTACTCCTCAGAATTCGCGGACATTATGCCGGATGAGGCGCAGGAGTTTTCCGAATCGGAACTCAACAAGCTGCGCGGCTCGAATCGCTGCACATCCAACCGTGACATCACCCCAAAGATGATCTACACCTTCATGCCAGGCGTAGGCCGTGGCCTCTCCTACCTGAAACGCCTCTTCATTGATAAGCAGTTCCAGCCCGAGGAAGGGCGTCGCAAGTGGGCTTTCGTGCAGGCATTCAGCTGGGACAACATCGAGTGGGCGCGTAAGGAGCTGGAACGCGACGGCGTGAGCGAGTCTCAGTTCTACGCCTGGCCAGAAGCTCAGAGACGTGACTACTTCATCAACCGCACGGAGTACGGTGCCAACCTTGCCTCCCTGACCGATGAATACCTGCGGGACGCGTGGCTCTACGGCAAGTGGAATGCCTTCGAAGGGCAGGTCTTTCCCGAATTGCGGGATGAGATTCACAACCTCGACAACTTCGCGCCGCCGAACTGGAAGCCGCCACTCTCTAAGCTGGTGTCGGCAATGGATTGGGCGGACTCAGGCGTCGCTGCTCTGCTGGGCACGGCTGTGGACCCGGAAGAGAACCTCTACGCGCTGCGCGAGTACTACGACCGCAACAAGACAGTGACCGAGCATGCGGCCAATGCTACGGGCCTGCTGGCCGAACTCGGACCACAGGACTACACGCTCATGGATTTACCGGTCAACAACATCAACCAGCAGAACCTGTTCTCGATTCAGGATGCGTTTCGACGTGCCGGGCTGCATACGATCCAAGCGCACCGCGCCAACATCCAGATTGGCCTTGACCTGCTGAAAGAGATGCTGCGGGTTGACCCGAACCGCGTGCACCCCTTCACGCAGCAGCTGGGAGCACCACGGCTGTTCATCTCGCGGCGCGGCTGCCCTAACCTGTGGAAAGAGGCGACGGAGCTACAGCGGGCGATTGACGCGGAGACGGGCAAAGTGAAGTACGTAGGCGCAGACCACGCGGTAGATGATCTCCGGTATATCGCTATGAGCCGCCCGAAAGCTCCAGAGCGGGCGAAGCTGGCCCCGAGCAACCTGCCCGTGTTCACGTTTGACCAGAAGATTGCGGGCAGTCTGGGCAAGTTTGATAAGACGTTCGGGCGAGACCCGAGCGAAAACTCATGGTGGCCGAAGGCGTGAGATTGATCGTTCTGGTGCTGATCGTGGTGCTGACTACGGCGTGTCCGGTGGATCGTCACTGCATCCGTCTGCCGGACGGCGAAGTAGCCTGCCACGAGTTTGACCCGAAGCTGCCATAAATGCCCAGCGTCAGCGGTAACCAGCAACGCTTCATGGCGGCAGCCTACCAGCGGCGAGCGGCTGGAAGCCCGCGGGCAGGCGACCCGCAGATGAGTATGCAGAAGCTACACGATTTCATGAGGAAGGCTCCGGGAGCGCCGGAGCGCAAAAACCAGCGATACGGCAGTTTGCCAGTGACGGAGCATACCTAACATGCCATCCCCAAAGTGGGCAGCAATGACCTCGCCGCAAGGCTCAATGATCTCGCCGGGCAACGACTCACGGCATAATCTGGCCGACCCAAACCAAGGCGGCTCGCCTCTTGGCGGCTCGGCGCAGAAGCGTATCCCCCAAGCACAACGAGGAGGCGTCGGACACCAAGGACGCGACCGCGTACATGTACGCGCAGGTGTTGGGGGTGGGCGGGGTTCTACAGGGAACCCCGCTTCTCGTGGTGCCGGATCGTTCCAGCCAGAAGCCCGTATCCCCGGCCACGGCGGATCGCCACAGCATCGCGGTGGGGCAGGCTCAGGAGCGCAATTCGGCAAGCCCGGCCAGGCAGGTGTGCCAGGGGGCAACCCCACACAGCCCCCAGCCGGTCCGGGGAACACTTCGGGACGTTCCTACCGGCTGATTGCTGGCAGGTTCAAGCGGGCGGCGATGGGAGCGAAGGCTGGCCAGAACGATATGGGCGGAAAGTATGGAAGCGCCCCGGTGACAGCAAACACCTGACATGGAGGATTTCTGGAAAGGCGTCTGCGTGGGCGTCATCGTCGGAGCGTTTGTTGTGATCTGTCTGTTTGGGTATGCCCTCTTCAACTACTGAATGCTCGCCCGACCATACCACTTTTCCGATACCCCAAGTCTTGACCGTCTCTGCGAGCACCAAGGAATCACCGATCCCCGACTCGACCACATCGTTGTGGTTGGAGACCTGGGAGCACCAAGCGGAGTACTCGTTTATCGGCCTGGGGCGTTCGTTCACGAGCTTGAGTGTGGGGGCAGCAGATTACGGGCGGAGGCACTCTCGAACTTCGCCATCGGTCAAGCCCGAGCGCAAGGACTGCATACGGCCATCTTCCTCATCCGGGCAGGCAACGAGCGCATGATGCGCTTCGCTGAAAATCTGGGTGCGGTAAAGCAGACTGACCCCGGAGATGTGCTGTACACGCTGACGCCATGAGAGCCGCCACCCCACGGAAGCTGGCCATGCGGACGCTCTGGCATGTTGGGAAGTATCTGGAGCGGCGCAGATCAAAGAACCCAATGGAGTTCTACGCGACGTTGGCCGCGCTCGAAATCATTGTCAGGAAATACAACGAGGTGCTGAATGACGTTCCAAGGCAGTAACCGCTTCAATCCTACCGGCGGCTCAGGGATTCGCAACAATGCCGCTGACTTCTCTGCGAGTGCCTCACCAGACCAGCGCGGCGGCAACGGCTCTGACGGCCAGACGCCGCACTCCTCAGCTGGCTTTCGCCACGCGCTCATGAAAACCGCGCGCTCTGGCAACCGGCTGAAAGATCAGCTGCCGAACAAGACGACATTCGGCGGCAAAGGCTTCAAGAAGCCAAACTACTTCTCGCAAGGCGGCCAGCGGCACGGTATGCACATCGGTGCCGGCGCACCCTTCACCGGCCCGGCAGCTGGTGACGCGGGCGCGAGTTTCGGAGAGTAGTTGCCGAAGATCATCTCCAACGCCGTCTGGCAGGTGCTGACGCAGGAGCTTGACCGCAAGCACTTGGCGCTCGAACAGGCGCAAGCTCGCATTGACCGGCTCGTAGAAGCTCTCGGCAGACGTGATCGCGTACCTATCTTCATGCCGCAAACCCCCACCATCAATTCCAACCCAGACATCGCGCTGGAAGCGAGCGAAGGCTGGTTCGACAAGGTTCCGTTTCCAGCGTTAAAACCACCCGGAGGAAATTCACAGTGAAAAAGAAACTGATCGCGTTTGTCAGCATGTTTGCTTTGATCTCGCTCGGCGTCTACCTGTTCCCTGCCATCAAGTCAGCGGCTCAGGCCACCGGCATTGTCACCGTGGTCGGAGGCGCTACGCCCGTCAACCAGTTCCCCCAGGCCGTAGCTACCGGCTTGGCCGGCGGCGTCACCAACCCGGCGGCGAACTTCGTGCTCCAGGTTGCGGGCGGGCCTATCTATTTTGGCGGCTCGCAGCAGATCATCTCGCAGTCGCAGCTGACTCTGCCGGCTTCTTCCACCAACTTGATTGTGTGGAATGGAACGACAGAGCAGTTGTATGCGAAGCAGGCCGTGGCCGGGCCTGGTTCTTCGGGCACGAGCGTGGGCATTCCCACGTCGCTCCTGTTCGCCAATCCGGGCGTAGAAATCCCGCTGGCAACGGTGGTCTGCAACGCTACGGCATGCGGCAACGGCGGCAACGGGTCAATTACCGACGCTCGACCTCTGGCAGCTTTCCCGGCTGGCGTTTACGTTGGCGGCCACTTGAACCAGGCGGCGGCGGGTACGGCAGCGGCGTTGAGCTTTGCCGGAACCTGTACGCTGGCGGGCAACACCTGTACCATGACCTTCCCGCAAGCCTTTCAGGTAGCTCCGGTCTGTCTGGCCACTGACCAGACTACGCCGCAGTTGGTAAAGGCTCCTGCTACCACGGCCTCTGTGATCGTGACGGACACGGTGGGCGCTACCGATGTAGTCAGCGTCGTCTGCTTCGGCAATCCCAACTAACGTGGGCGGTTTGTTGGCAGCTGTGCGCGGCCTTCTCGGAGGCGGTGCGCAGGGACAATCCGACTCGCCTGCTCCTGATCAGTCCAAACAACTGAGCTTCACGCAGCAACGCTGGAACGATCTAAAAAATGCCTACGTCGTCCTGCACCAGTCCATCTGGCAAGCGTTGCTGTTCTATGCGAACCAGAGCTATCTGGATTGGGACGACGCTCGCAAGGTCTGGCAGCCTCAGCAGCCTACCGATGAGTGGGTGCCACGTCCACGCATCAACCGTTTCTCTCCGACCGTTGACGCCATCGCTTCCAACTTCTACCAACTCCCGGAAGTTGAAGCGGTGCCAAAGTCAGAGGACGATGCGCAGGCGCATACCATCGCTGCCATCTGCTCGGATTTGGTCAAGTACGGCATCGTGAAAGAAGGGCTGAAACACCAGCAAGGGCAGCAGCAGGACAAGGTAGGCTCTGCCGCGCAGCAATTCGTTCTGGCCGGGGGATTGTTTTCCATCCTCCGGGTGAAGCAGAAATCTCTCGGCCAGAAACCGCAGCAGGCGATGGGGCCAGCCTTCAACCTGACCTGCGAGATGTGCGACAAGGTAAACACCGTCCCTAACGATGGCAACCCGCCACAGTTCTGCTCGCAGTGTGGCAGCCCGCTGACTTCGGAAAACACGGAAACCATGCAGCCGCAGATGGACGAGTCGGGCCAGCCGCAAATGGAGGACGTTTCGGAAAATGAAGTCTCACTCGACATTGGCAATTCCCTGTTCGCCTTTCCGCGCCCCGGTGCCACCTCGCTTGAGGACTCCCCGTTCCTGCTCTGGGCGCAACGAAAAACTTTGGACGACATCTGGTATCGCTGGAAGTTTGAAGCCCAAGCCGACGCCGTTTGGCCCGACGGATATTCCGTTACCTACGAACACGCCCTCAACTTCTGGTACACCGGATATTCCTCCAGCACCATCCAGGTAAAAGATTCGTGCATGGTGCTCGAACTCTACGTGGCTCCGAACAAGGTGAAGGACTACCCCGAAGGCTTTCACTCCGTCGTCATCAACGACAAGCCTGTGAATGGCCAGCAGTGGACGTGGCAGTATCCCGACCACCCGGTCACGATGGCAAAGTACTTGGATTTGCCGACGCTGTTCTTTCCACGCTCGGTGGCGTTTGATCTAGTCGAATTGCAGCGCGAAACGAATGCCTACGAGTCGCTGATTAAGCTGCACTGCATGGTTTCCGCCGTCGATCCGTGGGTGATTGATTCCGACACTATCGTCACCGACATCACGGGACGCGCCGATAAGGTCATCAAATACCGGAAAACGAATCCAGCCTCGGAAGCTCCCCACCGCGCCGGCCACGGGTCTTTGGATGAAGGTGTCTACAAGAAGCTGGACATGCTGCATGCGGAGTTTCAGAACGTGTCGATGGCGGTCAACGCCTTCCGTGGTCAGCAGGAAGGTGGAGTGACGGCGGCGGCGGCGATTCAGCAGCTTCGTTCGCAGGCGGAAATGATGTTCTCGAAGCCCGCCGCGAACTGGCGGAATTTCTGGCGCGATACGTTGCGCAAGTACGTGAAGTTTCTCCAGAAATTCTACAGCTTTGAACAGTTGGTAAAGATTCTTGGCGAAGGGCGCGAAGAGGAAATCAGGGCGTTTACCGCTTGCGTCCTCGATGACACGGTGGATTGGGTCGCATCTGACCACGGCATGCCCCGAACGCGCGACGAACGCCGTCAAGAACTCATGGCACTGTGGGACAAGGGCGCGATTGATCCGAACGATGCTGCGGTACGTCAAAAGGCCGCTGAATTGTTCCCTGAGATTGGTTTTCAGGCTGCCTTCAACAAGGATGCCACGAACGCACGGCTCGAAAACCAGGCATTCAAGTCTGGGGCGGGACAGCAGGGTGAGCCTTACGTGCCACCGCATATTTCTCCGATGCACCCACCGCTTGAGGACAATGCTGTGCATCTGTATTTCCACGCCGATCAGGTGAAGTCGCAGGACTTCAAGAAGTGGGACCCGATGGCACAGCAAGCTCTGATTCAGCACGTCATGGAAACGCAGATGTTGATGGAACCCCCGCCCATGCCCGCACAGCCGGGACAAGGCGCGGCCCGGCTTGCCGCCCATAAAAACGTGCAGGGCCAGAACCCGCAACTGGCACCCCCGACCCCAACTCCAGGAGCACCGCAGTGAGAAAACTTCTGTTCATGCTGTTATTCGCTCTGCCAGTGATGGCGCAGCAAGCGCAGTTCATGGCTCCCGATTGCCAGTTTGAGTTTAGTTACAAAGTGGTGGCGAACGTCATTACTTCGACCACTTCTCTGTCGGCTAACCGGCTCCCGCTTTCTCAGGGTGGTGGAAACGTGGTGGGGTACGACAATCGGAGTCAGGGCTGCACCAGTTGGACGATCACGGGGCAGACGCAAGGCATTTCGGCGATCAGCTTTGAGCTTGACCAAGCTGTAATTGCGGCGGGCGACATTCCCGGCTCTTGGGTAACGTGGACGGCTCCGGCTCCTGGCACGGTTTTCCCGATTACGGCGACGGGAACGATTCAGGCGTCAGCGTTTGGCTATAACCCCTGGGTGTCGGTGAATCTGACCTCGGCAACGGGAACGGGAACGGTCTATGGAAGGGTGTACGGCTGGCGCACGCAGGCCGGATCGGATGTGACCGCCCCAGGAAACTCTGTGGTGGTGGCGGGATTCGCTTACAAGCACATCTCGACCGGCACGAATACGCAAATCAAGGCTACGCCTGGCACATTGCACACGCTGGTGATCAACACCACCGTGGCCAGCACCATCACCGTAGTGGATACGTCTGCTGCTAACTGTAGCGGCGGCGTTAATATCGCAGTTTTCCCCGCCTCAGCGGTAGTTGGGACCTACACCTACGACGTAGCGACCGTGAATGGGCTTTGCATCACCACCGCTGGAGCTTCTGATCTCACTGTCAGTTTCCGATGAGCCGCGAGAACCTCAAGAACGACGAATCGCGTCCCGGCTTTGCCGTGTACGGGCCAGAGCAGTTGCCGAAAGTCAATGCCATGCGCGTGGCCAAGTCGCAGCCAGACTTTCACGGCATCCCGATTCTTCATGACCAGAATGTCACCTTCACTTCCGCCGATCAGCTGGGCGGGAATCCCGCTTCGTGCTTCTCCTGCGCGTTGTGGAACGAGTCGGACTACACCTGCATGCTGATGACCGAAAACATCATCGTGGACACGGTGACCGTGGAAGGCATTGAGTACTGGCCGCGCTGCGGGGAATTTGTTCCTGGACCGGGGAATTCCGGCAACCCCATGCACCTGAGCGACCAGACACCCGATCAGTTGGGACTCGTGTGGATCAACGCTCCCGAAACCGGTCAAGAATATGGCGGCTCGAATTGCGGTGGCTGTGATGGTGGTGACGATTGCGACCACTATATGATCGAGTCCGGCGAGAAGTGGGACAACCCTACCGGCCACTGTCGTGTGCTCCAGCACCAGGTTTCCTGCGGCGATTATTGCGCGGCTTGGTGGGACGACGACATTTTACAGTGGCAGGAAGCACAGAACGCGCTCCAGTCTCCTGACGGTGAGCGCGACAAAAAGAAACTAGCTAAGGACATCATCGGAAAGGATGCGTAACATGCTGAAACTCTTCTGGACTTGGTTCTTGTTTAGCGGGACGATGTTCTTTGCTGCGGGTGCGCCCGCAGTCGGAGGCGCAGATGCAGCGGCATCAACCGGAGGTGCAGGAGCCGGAAGTGCTACGCCTTCTACGCCAGCGCCGGGAGCAGATTCTTCAACGGCTGGTGCTGCTGGTGCAACCGCCGCGCCCGGACAAGCGGCAGAATCCCCGAACATGCGCCAACTGCGCGAAGCCTACGAAGGCATCAAGCAGAAATTCGAGCCTTACGAAAAGCTCGGCATCGGAGCCGACCAGATCACGCAGTACTCGGGCGTCTACCAAAAACTTCACGGCGAAGTAGCGTCTCTCGGGCGCGAACTCGGCTACGCGGACAACGAAATTGCCGAAGCCCTGGCGGAAGACCCGATCCGCACGCTCGACTTCCTGCGCAACGAAGCCAGCAAATCACAGGATGGCCAGCAGACGCAAGGCGGGCAGGGAGAAAACCTCGCAGAACTCGTGCAGCAGCACGTAGAACAGGCCATCGGCCCGATTCAACAGCGCGAAAACGTCCGCATGACCTCGGAAGCCAACGCCCTGTTCGAGCGCACCGTACACCAACTGGCGGTTGAATCCTTCAAGGCCGAAGGGTTGGACGTGGCCAATATTCCCGCTGATGAAATGTTCATGCTCACGTCGGCTGTCTCCGAAATCCTGAAATATGACGAAGGGGCGCTGCGCTCGTTGAAGTATGAAGGCAAAACAGCGCCGGTGCAAAAAGCCTTTCAGGAAGCGCGTACCTATCTGGACAAGTACTACGTGGCGCGCGCGGGCCGGGACAAGGCGCGTCTGCAACCGGGAGCAAGACCAGGGCAGACGGCGCAGCTGGGCCAGCAGAAGAAGTACTCGCTGGACGAAATGATTGACAATCCCGGCGTCATTTCCCAGAAGTACGCCTGAACAAGTTTGGACGCATTCGGAGCGTCGTCCACTCCACGGCTGGATTCGGACTCGCCACCCATTAAGGGGCTGTTCTGACGGTTCGCCCTCGTCACCCGCGACGTTTGCGGTAAACCCTAGCCCACATGCGAGCACAAGCCAAGCAATCGCGTTCCCCATCGGGACGAACAACCATGTTTTTCCCGTCAAGAGGGTGGCCGCGTTTGCAATGGGTTTTGCGAGCATTGATGCCAGTGATCGTGTTCGCCCGGAGCGTATTTTCCCGCGGCGAAGCTGGTTTCAAGTGGGCCGGATTGACGCAGAGTCGCCGATTGCAAATGTGGTCAAGCTGCATTCCCTTGGCAATCACACCGTGAGAAAGCTCGTAAGCATAGCGATGAACGAGTTTCTGCGTCTGTTTTCCAGCGTGGCCATCTCGTTCAAGGCAAAACATGCCGTACCCGCTTCCACTCACGCCACCTTTCCACAGCCAACAGGAAGCCGTCTTTTCAACCTTTGCCCAAAACCTTTCCGTAGGGTCTTTCCGTGTGCGTATCTGCATCCAACGATGATGCAACCGTATACGCCGCATGTCAAGAACAACTTGACGATGGAGTTAAACAATGGCAGTTGATACGACTACCTACCTACCAGACGCAAAGATTGTTTATGGGGCTATCCAAGAACAGGTCAGCACGCTTCCAGCGGTGATGAACCTTTTCGGTGACGGCTCCAAGTTCGGCAAACCGATCAACAACGTTGGCGTGCGCGGCTACGTCTTTCTGGCCCGCGTTGCGCCCAACTGGAACATGGGCTACCGGGCAGAGGGCACCACGGGCGTCGGCGCAGCCGGCAACCAGGGGCTGACCAATGCCACCGTGACTCTGCGCTACTTCTACGTGCCCATCGTCATCACGGGCCAGGCGGAAAACCTGACCAAAGGCGAGTCGCGCGCTTTCATGCAGGCCAAGGCTCTTGAAGCCAAGTTCGACATGAAGGACGCGGTATCGCACGTCAACGTGGTGGTAACCGGCGCGGAACCCGGTGGCCAGCTCGCTCAGGCGGCTGCTCCCATCGTGGCCAACACCTCATTCACTGCTGACAACACTGGTCTGCTGCCCGGCGCGATCTTCTTGCGTGTTGGCCAGCCGATTGACTGTATCCCGGTCGGTGGTGGCGCTCCGTCGTTCGTAAACCAGAAAATCAGCGCCATCAACTACACCACTCGCGTGGTTTCGGTGCCCGCTACGGCGGTTGCTGGGCAGGCTATCGCGCTCACGGGTGAGTATCCTCAGGTGGCCATCGCTAATGATGGCTGGTTTGCCTCCAACGGCTTCCAAAACCTGGTGAACTCCTCGGGCGTAGTTGAAGGCATTGACCCCGGCGTGTTTCCGGCCTGGCAGTCGTTTCTGCTCGACAATGGCGGCGGCGCGCTTAGCTCGCAGCTCTTGCAGCAGTTGCGCCAGTTCGTGAAAAACCGTGGCGGCGTTGATGGGAACGTGTTCATCGTTCCTTCGGCGCAAATCAACCAGTATGTCGGCATCGCAACGACCACGCTGCGCTTCGACATCACCAACGAAGGCCCGGCGGCCAAGGTTGGCAAAAAAGCCCTCGATCTCGGCTTCAACGTATTTGATTACGCTGGCTTGCCGATGGTTGAGGACAAGGATGCCCGCACTGACCGCATTTTCCACGGCGACACGGAGATGATGAAGAAGTTTGAAGCCATCCCGCTCTCGCTCGCTGAGGATGAGGCTGGAACTTGGACTCGCGTCATCGGTGCCAACGGCATTGCTGATGCGGTGGCTGGGCTGCTCCGGTGGTATCACAACATCGGTATCGTGCAGCGTTCGGCTTGGGGCCGCTTGCAGAATTTGCAGGTGCCTGCTGGCTTTGCCACTGCGCCCCCGACGATCTAAACCTTCTAACCGCGTGGGGGCTGCGCGTTATCAGCCCCACCCTTCCAATGCGTGTCGGCCCTGAATTGCAGGACATCGAAGTGGTGGCAAACTACCGCGCTTTGGAGCGCGGACTGTGGTCTGCGCATGAAGTTGAAGGCATCAAACGGCAGATCAGCGACCGCCAGCAACGGCTCCTAGCAGGCTTGCGCGATACCACTGCCGAATACTGGACGCGGAAACTTCGCGCCGAGGTGGAAGACAAGCTGCGTATGCGCAACGATCCGTTTGACGGGTTCGTGATTGACCGCTGGACGGGCGAGTACTGGCAGCAGATTCCCGGCAAGATTGGGAAAGCGCACATCCGTCCCGGCCTCTGTGACCGTATGCGTGGTGAATACGACATGCAGCGCGTCTCTTCCCCGGCACAAGATGCTGAGGCAATCTCGGGAGCAATTCGGCATCCCTACCTGGTGCAGAAAGACCAGGAGTCTGGGCAGGTGCGCAAGGAAAACGAGCAGAAAGCGACGGACAAAGTTCTTGCCGCCGTTGATTCGCTGTCAGAGAAGCAAGTGCAGAACTTCGTGGCCGTCGAACAAGCCCGCCACACCGGGGAAAAACTTGTTCATCATGGCCCTGACCTGAAATTCGTTGAGCATGTGGCGGAAGCCGAAAAGACCAGCCCGTCTATCCCCGAGGACATGGGCGAGTACTGTGGGAATCCGGGCATGAATCCGCGCGTGTACAAACGCGCTAAGGGAGGGAAACACATCCGTGAGTGACATTCGTGTGGGTACGCAAGTAGACGTGGTTTCCGGGCCGCACCAAGGACGAGCGGGGAGAGTGCTGCAATTCCGTGACATCGCTCTCGACAACCGCGAGCCGGAAACGTATGCCGTCGTTGAGTATGCGGAAACCAACTGCTTCAAAGAGGTGCAAGTGGATCACATTTCCGTGCCGGTCAGACGACTGGCACCAAGGAGCTAATCATGGGAAGCATGGCATTGCCGGGCCAGACCGTCATCCCGCGTGGGTGGGGAGAATCAATGGTGCTGTACAGCGAAGATGGCTGCGCTGCCGTCGTAGACGGAGCCCCTCCGGGGATCAACGGGCGGCTCTACAAAATTCCCGCTGGCAAACCGATTAAGGTGCCGTTCGAGGTCGGACGCCACCTGCTCAACATGGATCAGTTTCCCTACCTGGATGTGGTTCGGGTCAGCGAAACCGAAACCGAAGCCGGAATCACTTACGACACCGAAGGCGCGAAGCAGGCGTCACTGGAGCGCAGTTCGCAGGCCGATGACATGATGTTCAAGCGGTACGTGTCGGATTGCGTTGAGGACTTCGTAAAGAAGAACAAGCCTGTGCCGCAGCCCTCGGATCGCATTCTGCAAATCCTGAAACGGCGCGCTTATCGGCTGGAAGATTATGGCATCTTCCCGATTGGCTGGAAGCGCCCCGTGGATGAACAGGTGGCCGGTCTGCAATCGCAGTTGAAGGAAATGCAGGACAAAATGGCGCAGTTCCAGTCCGGCACTGCTGCTGACGATGAGCTGGCCAAACTGCGCGCGGAAAACTTAGCACTCAGGGCCAAGAAAGGCTGATCCATGCCGCACTATCACCTTTGCAAAGTCTGCCAGATTCAGGTGGCCAACTGCTCGGACGATTCTTGTCTGGGCGAGGACCACGCGAATGCCGGGGAGCACTACTGCTCGATTCATCACCCGGACGAGAAAATCCGCGTTGAAGTGGTAGCACCGCCTAGCAAAGCCAAGAAATAATGTCAGACACGCTCGGGTCCCTGCGGGCAGAAATCCTCTCGTGGCTGCGGGGCGACCTCGCCACGATTGATGATGTTCTGCTGCTCAACGCAGCCATCAACGATTCCATTGAAGACATCTGGATGACCATGATGCCGGTGCAACTCGCTCGGTTTATGGGTTTGGATTCCCCGGTGACCTTCACGTTGGCGGCGGGCGCAGAGAGGGTGCAACTGGTGACTATCGCTGATCCAACGGTGGTGCCAGTGCTTGGTCAATTCGCAGGTGGAGCACTAGCGCAGCACACGATTCTGGTGGGCTACACCTACGTCACCGAATCAGGCTCGGAAACGCAGATGTCGCCCACGGCCCAGCTGGTTGTTGCCATCAACAATCTGGGCCAGGTAACCGCTCCGGGGCCACTCGCAGGCGCGTTTGGCTGGAATTGTTACGTGTCAGTTTCTGGTACTGCCGGTTTGATGGCGCTCCAGAATCAGCAGCCGCTTCCATTCAATGCGTTGTTTCAAGAGCCTCCGGCGGGCTGGCAGGACTACTCGCTGGCCCAGCAACAGCCACCCATCCCACAGGTGGCCAGTTCTGCTACGCCCGCCGGATCGCCTCCGCCGTCGGAAAACTCCACTGGCGACAACATCTCGTACATCACCCACATGGAAATCCGCACGTCAGACACCCTTCTGCGTTCGTGGAACCAGTACGGGATTGATTCGGAAATCATGCGGCGCTATGGGCGCACCATGTCATCCGCGTCGGAGTATCAGACCTACGTCTGGGACTTGATTAACGGGAACCGGATTGAAATCCGCCCATCTGCCGGGATCACGTTCACGCCTCGATACTTCTACGTGGCGAAACCGCGCAGATTGCGTTACGACCAGGCCGCCGTGCCCTACACCCAGATTGCTGGCGTGCATGAATTCCTGGTGAACAAGACTTTGGCGCGCGCCAAGCTTGCGATTGATGAGTACTTGTCCTCGGAAGGTTTCGGGAAAGAAGCGGACAAGGGCAAAGGAAGCATCATCCGCGCCCTCACGCAGGAATCCTGGGCCAAAGAGATGAGGGTGCAACCGCACCTGTACTGAGATGGCAGCCACTCAATCACCATTTGCTTCGTCTCCCGCGATTGAGCCAGTTCGCCGTGGACTGATGTCGCAAAGCATTCAGCGGTTTCGTGGCATCAACTCGTATTCCACGCTGGCCACGCTTGGCCCGGAGTGGGCGCAAGACTTGATCAACGTCGTAGTGTCAGGTTCAGGCGGATTGTCGAAAATGCGCCTCCCGGTTCCGCTGAGTGTAGCCATCGGCGGCATCAACACTGGACCCAACTCCTTCTGGGACTTCCAGCAAGGCAATGGCACCCGGCAAGTTCTCGCGTTCTTCGGCGCGTCGCTCTACTACTTTACGAATGACCTGGCGAACGCGACGCTGATTGAGAACAACGGCGCGAACACTGGCCAGTGGTCGCTCGCGGTAGCGAACAATATCCTGTTCGGCGCGAACGGCCAGCGCATGCAGAAGTGGACGGGAACCAACTGGCAAATCTGGGGCATCCAGCCCGCCGTGGTGCCTCCGACCGTGCAACTGGTCACTTTCAACACCAGCAGCCTAACGGGAATCACGCTGAATGGAACAACGCAGTTTGTTTCCACCACCACCCAGATTTCCGCTCCTGTGGCCTTCTCATGGGAAGTTTGGTTTAAGACTTCGGCGGTTACCAACCAGGCGTTGGTGGGATTTGATGACGTGAAGACCGGCCTCGGCACCAAAGCTGACCGGACGCTATGGATTGGCTCGAATGGCAGCCTGAATTTCGGCGTCTTTGACTCTCCCGCGAATGTGGTGCGCATCATCAGCGCGGCTGGGCCATACAACGATGGCGCGTTACACCAAGCATGCGTCACGATTACTGCCGGCAAGATCGTCACGCTCTTTGTGGATGGTGTGCAGGTGGCTGCGACGGGGACGGCCATCATGGGGGCTGCACTGCTCTCCTATAACGGCTTCTGGAGAATTGGCGAGGCCCAGGGCGGAACTCCTGCATGGCCATTTGCCACCGCATTTTTCAACGGCTCAATCTCGCACGCCTACTTCTGGAACAACACGATCATCACGCTGGCGCAATTTGCCGCGCACTTCAACGCGCTTTCTGCGAATGGACAGGCAGCCTACGAAGCCGCTGTCACTGCTGACAATCCGAAGTATGCTTGGAAGCTGAATGAGGCGGTTGGCCCGGTCGCCGCTGATTCTGCTGACGCTAACCCCGGAACCTACCAAGCGGCTCCAACCCTGAATCAGAATCTCGCCTTGGCTGCTGGACTTTCTCCGGCTTTCGGCTACAGCTACTCCTATGCCTGGAAAAACAGCGTCACCGGCCACGTTGGGAATGTTTCTATTGCCGATGCTGCGAGTGGTGCCTTCACCAAGAAAGCAAACCAGGCCATTGCCAGCCCGCCAAATCCAGCGGACGCACAGATTGATACGATTGTGTGGTTCCGCTCGCTGGACGGAGGAGGTGATCAGTTCCGACTCTGCGAAGTGAACCTCGCCACGGGAGCCATCACGACATTTTCCAGCGGAACGCAGATCACCGCTCAAATTATTGGCGCGCAGTACCTCCAGATCACTGATGCCTCGCCGGATTCCTCGATTGACCAGGCTACACGTGGCCCGCTGATCAACAATCCGCCGGTGCAAGGAAACTACGTTGCCCTTGGCCAGTCACGGCTGTTCGTGTTTAATCTCGCCGGTTCGCCGCAAGACATCATCTACTCCGGGTATGAGCAAATCCTGCTGGGCAGACCGGAAGAGAGTTTCCCGCCGAATAATCGGCTTCGCCTCTCGATTGGCGCGGAACAGATTGCCGGAGGCGGGGTTTTACAGGCTGGCGTCGTCGCTTTCTCGCAAACCGGGCGCATGTACATGCTGCGGGGCCAGGTAGAGGACATTTCGCTCGCCGTGCCGGTGAATTTCTCCGCGTATTTAGAGGAATTGCCGTGGACTCTGGGCTGCGCTTCCCATTTCACGATCCAGAGCACTCCCTATGGCCTGATCTGGCTGGCCGGTGACAAGACGGTGCAACTCTTCGATGGCCGGTCGGAGCCGGTAGACATTTCCGCTCCGATTTACCCGTATTTGCGCCGGATCACGCCAGGAACCGAAAGCCAGTGCGTTGCTTCCTACTTCAACTGGCTGGAGCGCGACTGGTACGTGCTTTTGGCCGCCTTAGATGGCTCTCTGACCATCAATCGCATGTTCATGTTCGCGGCCAACAAGATTCCGCAGTCAAACGATCTCGAATCTATGGAACTGTTCGTTTCGGACATCCCCGCCAATCTTCCCGCAGGCACAGTGCCGTGGATTGGACTGATCACCACATCCACCTTGCAGCGCGAACTCTGCATCGCTTCCCAAGGGAGAATCCAGAACCTGCCCGTGACCAGCGATACGGTCAACGGTGTCACAGTAGACTTCACGATCAACCCATCGACCGCCGGGAACCTCAATGCGTTTTGGCGCGGTGGATATTTTGGGAATATCAATCCGCAGCGGTCAAAGCTGTGGCGCTGGTTGCGGCTGATTACCGACCAGGACCCGAAAGCCTTCAAAGTTCTCATGCGCTACGTGGACGATGAGCAGAGGACGTTTACGCAGCCGGAGATTCAAGGGCCATTCACTCTCCGAACCTCTAAGCAGGGATTGAACCATCGCTCGAATCGTGCCTCGGTAGAAATTGATTTCCCCGCGCAAGACGCTCCAGCTAATGTTCTGGAACTGACGGTGACAGGCATTCCCACGGCTGACCGATGACCACGCGCGGCGTTCCCGAAGTTCCGATGCTGCCGGAGATGCACCCGCAAGTGCGACGGTTTCTCCAAGACTTGCGCGAGTCGGTAATTGAGCTTCGCTCGACGCAAGCGCCGCCGAATCCACCAACGAATTTCCGATTGACGGCACAGCCGTTCGGGAACCTGTTGCAGTGGACTCGGGGCACGAATGCTGATTTCTACGAAGTGCTGTGGTCTACGACTTCACAGTTGGCGCAGGCGCAAATCTTGCAGGTCGGAAACTCAGCGCAGTACGTTGACCACATTGGGCAAGTTGGCATCCAGCGGTTCTATTGGGTGCGTGCGGCGAAAAATACGGGTGGGCGGTCGGTAGAAGTCGGCCCGCTGAGTGGCACCAGCCTGGCATCGAATGCAGGCGTGAATCCGCCGGATCCTCCTCCACCTGCGCAACAGCAGCCGATTGACCAGCGTACCGGACACCGTACCATCCGCAACCATCCCACGGACGGGAAACTATGAACTTCTCAAAAGCCTTACTGGACGGCACTTTTGACCATGCTTCACTGAAATACTGCTTCCACCACGGCAAGAGTGGCCAACAGAAGGTTGCAGAAAACCAGACCGGCTACGCCCTGGGACAGCAGAAGTACCTCTCCGACAAGTCCCAAGGAACTCTCAACCAGTTTGAAGGGCCGGTACAGGATTCCCCGTTCTACAAGGCTCTAACCACCACAGGAATTGAGAACACATCACGCGCCTATGACCGGGCCAAATCGGGCATGAGGGAACGGGCGAACATGTCCGGCTTCGGATACAACCAGCCAGTTGAGCAGGGCGGAGAGAATCAGCTGGCCTCGCAAGAGGCGTCGTCTCTGGCGGAAGTTCCGCGCGACGCCATGCTATCAGTAGCGCCGCTGGCCCTTGGTGCTGCGGGGCAGACAGGCAACGCGGCGTTGGAGTTTGGGCGTCAGGGCATGGACGCAAACCAGATGGCTTACGGGATGAACAAGCAGCGCGGCTCAATCTGGGATGACCTGTTCAAGGTCGGAGCACTTACTTCGAAATTCGTCGCGCCATTCATCGGTGGTGGGGCGGGCGCTGTCGCTGGCGGCGGTGGTGGTGGCGGCGGCGGATCGTCAGACGCCGGGAGTATGGGCTTCTAGTCATGCGCGGCTTCAACATGCTGGGCGGTGACTCACCGATGACGGGCAACTTCGCTCTGGGCCAAGGTGCCGATGACGTGACGCAACAAATGCGGAAGCGGGGCCTTCTTTCTGCTCTAGCGGGAATCCTACCGCAACCGCAGATGGATCGGATCGAAGATGACAAGACGCGGCATCCCGAAGGGCAAGACAGCGAATTGCCACGGATACCGATGCAAGTTCCCGACTCGCCGGGCATGGCGGGCGCAGACATCAACGAGAACGGCCCACCGACGATGGGGCATCATCTGGCCGACTTGCAAAGTCAGTATTACCAGACCAACCAGCCGGAAGCACCGGTATCACTCAAGCAGAAACTTCTGCGCGGTTTCGTAGGAGCTTTTGGCGGGCCAGAACTAAATCAGCGGCTCCAGCAGCGGGAAGAATTCGGGCTGTCCCAGAGAAGCGACAGGCGCAACCGACTCCTGCAAGCCATCGAAGAAGAACGGCGAATGCAGGAACAAGAACAGATGGGCACGCAGCGGATGACGCTGCAAGAAAAGATGCAGGCCGCGCGGGAGAAAGCGGCACAAGAAGCGCAGGGCAGACTGTTCACGCAACAGAATGAATTGGAAGGAACGCGGCAAGCTGCTCGGGACAAGACTCTCAAGGAAACGATCGCTGCGCAGAGTGCCACCGAACAACAGAGAGAAGATGCTCGTTCTCGCGACCTCGACAAGCGCCTGGCAGCGCAGGGCGGTAAAGACGTAGGCACCTGGCAACTCAAAGATGGTGATGACGGTAAGCCCGTAATGTGGAACAGCAAAACGGGGCAGGTAAAAGATGCTCCACCGGGGATTCGCGGGAAACCTACTGCGGACGAACAGCGGCGCGCAGACCTTGCGAACAACATGGAAAAGAACCTCGACTCTCTGGAAGAGATCGTTGATCGGCGTCATGATTTGTTCGGAAAGTTTGCTGGACGCATGACTGCCATGCAGCAAAGTGATTCCCCTTGGAATCCATTTGCCGGAACCGGCGATGCTGACGTAGCAAAACTAAAAGCGATAACGGAATATCTCGGCATGGCCTCGGTGGGCGCTCACGCCATGCGCAATGCGCAACACGTCGCCCAAGCCGCCAAGGCTGTGACGGCTGGATTCATGAATTCTCCAGAAGCAACGAAGGCTGCGATTGGGGAAGCGCGCGCGAGTCTTGCGACCTTCAAGCAGGACGTGCAAGACCCCGGTAGGTCTGGGCGAGGAACGCCGAACGCTCCGCCGCTCAAAACCAAAGTGCAGAGCGCGGCTCCTGAGGGGCATCGCATCACCAACGGAAGTCAGACTCTTGAGAAACGACACGGACAATGGGTGCCAGTCCAGTAACATTTTCTGATATTCCTCCTGGGTTTAAGTCTGTCCCAGAAGCAGGCGGGCAGGAATTCAGCGACATCCCCGAGGGGTTCAAGTCTCTTGCTCCCGAGCAGGGATTCAGCATCGGTGCGCGCCACGAGCCAAAGACGCTGGCAGAGAAGGTGCAACGTCTTGCCGGGGATTTTGGAGACGACTTGCGGTACGGCACCGGCCAGACGATGGCAGGGAGCCTCTTGCGGAAAATGGGGGCGCAGCCTCTGTATTCCGGCACGTCCGAAGGGGCAGCCGAGATGGTGGAGTCGCTGCCCTTGGGATTGACGAAAGCTGTTGAGGGTGGAGCACAACTCGCGCAGCCGGGCCGGAGATGGCAGGGAACGAAAGACGTTGCAAGCGGTCTACTTCAAGCCTCAACACTTCCAGGAGGATTTGTCGCGCCCGAAGCAGCAGAGGCAAGTACGGCACTCGCGGGGAAGCTAGGCCCACCAGTCGGGAAGACTCTAAAGGAAGCCGTCAAGGGTGTGGCGAAGCTAGCGATTGATGTGCCTCTATTCGGTAGAGGCAAAGCCGCGCTGGATGCGGTCGGCGAAGCTGGCGGGAACATCAAGAAGATATGGCAAAAGCCGCCCGTTTACCCTGGTGCGTTTCTGCCTGAGCATCCGGGTGTCTTTCCGGGCGCGAACCTACCTGCGACGCCTCCCCCAGAGTTTTTGAACCCGAGCTTGGTCAGCCCGGCGCGAACCCTTCCGGGGCAGCTTTCCAGAGAGGTAACGCGCGCACCCAGAGTAGCCCCGGCAGCACCACTTCCCTCCCGGCAAGGGTTGATGCTACCGGGCAAGGTTGACCCCGCAGCGGCCTTAGCACGGCCTGCGCAGAGCGGTGTACCCCTGCCAGGGGAGGCGCTAGGCAAAATTCCGGCTCGCCCCAGCCTGATTGAGCAGATGGGTGGAAAGCCTGTGGAGACGATCACGGAACGATCCGCGTGGCCTCCAGAAAGACCTGAAATCTTCCCACCGCGCGGACCCGCTACTGGCAGCGCGGAGGACATCGCTGAAACGCGGCAAATCCAAGATCGCATCAGGAACGCAGCAGAAGGCGAAGATCGTTCTCGGTTAGGGATCATGCGCAAGGATTGGTTCGCCCGCAATCAGCCTGGGCTAACTAAGGGCGAACTGACCGGGACGCCGGAGAAACCCGTGCGCTATTCAAAGACGCCCGGCGTGAGACTCGCCGACAAGGTGCGCCAGGCTTCGGCTCAGGGAACAAAGGTTCCTGGCCCGGCTGAGGATATGACTCCTCTTCTAAAAAAGTCTCTGAAAGATGCGATGCGGAAGAAGGCTGATTGAAGATTCCTCCCCACGGCGCGTACATGTCTGACCCGTCGTACCTCACCGCATGCCCATGTAGGAGAGGAAGTCAGTGCGGAATTCTCTGCACAAGTTTCGCAGGGCTGAAATGATGCCCCTAATTATAGCTAGGGCCAGCGCGAGCAACGTGCCTAGCACCCCGAACACGACCGCAAACAGGCAGATACCAACGGCAAACCAGAAGCCGAATACCAAGCCATTCTCCATTACCCAGCCATCATGTTCCCTTTCCTAAAATCCCGCAAGCCGGGAAGAAAAGGCGAAAGATGAAACGATTTGCGACCCTATGCACTTTTTTGCTACTCGCCGCCTGCGCCGGGGCCACCACTACGACCCTGACCGGCTCTATTAAGGATGCGCAGGGCAACCCGCTCAACGGCACCCTGATTATGAGCCTGCCCGTCCCGGCCATCGACACCACCACCAACACTGCCGTGATGCAGGGGCCAGTGTTCTTCCGCGTAGTCAACGGGGCAGTGACGGGCGGAGCGGCCCTGTACGACACAGCGACCATGCAGCCGCAAGGACTCTATTACAGAGCGCGCGGCTATGACGCGATGGGCAACCTGATGTTCTACGGGAACTACGTGGTCACCGGGGCGAGCTTCAACATGGGCGCGGCCATCCCGACCAGCGTCACCACGTCCAACATTTCCTACCTGAATCCAGCGACGACGAACGGGAACAACACGTTTACGGGAACAAACATCTTCTCGAATGGCGTGCAGGTCAACGTCTCTGGGACGGGCTGCGGGAAAGCACTTTACCTGCTGAATACGGATGCAACGCCCACCAGCCCGAACAAGTACTTTCGCATCAACCAGACCACGGGTGCGTTGGAACTGGTGAACTCGCTGTGCAACTCCGTGCTCTTGTCCATTGCGGACAACGGAGCCATCACAAACTCTTCCGTCTTTGGCCCGACGTTTGGCGGCACGATTACCGCACCCTCGTTGGCCAGCGTAGCTGGTCTTGGGATTATCGTTTTTGGGTCGCAGGCGGCAAGTCCAAACGGAACTGCCACCTTGCAGGGAGGCCGGGACAGCACTTCCCTGGCGAACATTAAAGGACTGGATGCCATTGTCACCGGAGGAAATAGCTCTGGGGCGGGAGGCTTCATCGGTGGCGCAGTGCAACTCCTCGGTGGAGCGGCTGGCGTAGGCTGCTTTGGCTCGCCACCGTGCCCTGGCCCCATCAACACCAACACGATTTTCGGACTCTATAACAACATCGCCACCGCTGGGGACACGCAAGGGATCGCCAGTGAGTACGCTGCGGTTGAGCTGATCGGCCAGAATGCCAACATTGGCGGCACCACGCTCTATGCCGTCCCAGCAGTCTCCGGCATACAGTACACTTCCTTCTACTACCGCGTTTCTTGCTACGTCGTCGTGACCACAGTGGCGGGCGTCAGTTCCACGCTACCCTCCTGCGTCATTGGCTGGACGGACAAAGACAACGCCACGGTGGAAACATTCACGCTGACACCGACCAACGCTGGCAATCTCCTGACCACTTTCCAGCAAGCCACGATGGTACTGAGCGCGAAAGCCTCAACCAATATCACGTTTTCTACTACCGGCTACGCCTCAAACGGTGCCGGGATCATGCAGTACGCAATTCACATTCGACTTGAAGCCCTCTAGGGCCGGGAAACCCCATGAAACAACTGTTGTTGTTTTTGCTGCTCTTGGCAGCTCCACTCTTTGCACAGACCGCCGTCAGTGGTGCCGTGGTAGACCCCAACGGCAACCCCTATGCCAACGGAACTGTCTCTGCGTTTTCGACTGGCAACACGGGGCAGCCTTCTTCGTCCAGCGGCCCGTTCGCGCTCAGTTCGCTCGGAGCCTTCACCATCACACTCAATACCAACACCTATGTATTCACAGTTTGCGCCCCGCCAGTGAACTTGGGGCCAACGGTCAACCTGACTCCGAAACAAATCTGTTTCAACAGTCCCCCAATCGCAATTTCGGGCGGCGTACAGGATGTCAGCGGCAATCTCAATGCAGTGGCGGTGTCGCTTGGCCCACGTCCCCCGGTCACGCCGACCACCGGCACCGGGCAATGGCTCTATGCCTCAACGCAGACAGGCACGTTCGCTTCCGACAAGATCAACACTGCAATTACCGCGCTCAATGCTTTAGGCGGAGGCACAATTTATGCCGACTTCGTAGGCGCTCAGACGATCCACAGCAACATCGTGCTCGGGCCTAATATTCATCTCGTTTTGGGTTGCGGGCTGACGCTTTCTCCTGATGCGATCAACCTCGGCATCGTCCTCGGCAACGCCGTTGATCAGAGCAACATTCGTGTGAGCGGTTGCGGTGAGTCCAGCATCCTTGACTTTAGCGGCCAAGGATCATCCGGGAACAATGCTCATGTCCGCTGCAACGCGACGAACCGCTGCGGCTCGAATCTCCGGATCGACCACTTCAACATCAAAGGCAACCGTCTTGCCGTATCCGGCTCCATCTCCGCAGCCTCGAACGATGGTGCCGGCGGTCACGGAACGATCACGGTTTCGGGCGTCGGGAACATCACGAATAACGGCACGGTCTACGTCAACAACGTCAACCCCTCAACCTACAACTGCCAAAATTGCGCCATCACTTCGAGCACGCCCACCACGATCACCTACAACTGCCCAACCTGTAACGGCGCGGTCTACATAGCCGGCGGTAATTACGAAGCACCAAGTTCAGCCTGCACCTTGCTGGCACAGAACAACTCGGTGCAAAGCGGCGTCTACATCGAGGACATGAGATTCCAGCAGTGCGGAGCCATCGGTGCTCACGTGCAGTCAATGTCTGATGTCCACCTACGCCGCAATCGGTTCGATCAGACCATGTCTCCGGCCATCCAGATGAACTGCTCGATTGCAGCGGCCCGCTGTATGCAGTGGGAAGCCGCCGATAACGTGCTCTGGGATGACGATGTTGTGGACGTTTCTGGTTCGGCCCTGCTCAACATCATCAACACTGGAGCAGCTTCGATCACGCAGGGCATTGTCCTCAAGGGCAATCACGTCATCAACGACATTCTCGGCTCAACCAAGACCACGGCAGATGACGTTTGCAATCACAAGGCAGATGCGACGGCAACCGGCTGCGGCCAGCTCATCGAAATCAACGGCGCGCTCGACCTCGACGTAATCGACAACGTGATGCGCCTAACGAATCATGAGTGCATCTCCGTCCTGAATGGCGGCGCGGGCCACATCAACATTTCGAATAACATCATGTCGCTATGCGGTGCGAACGTGGGCGGAACTCCGGCACTGGTGACTACGGCTGGCGCTGGAGCCATTGAACTCTTTGCAGGGGTCGGCGCACCAACGCTGACGCAGGGCTTTACGAACATCATCGGAAACAATGTCTATGATTCAGGCTATTGCATTGCGCTTCAGCTTGGCAATGCCATCACCGATGACACTCACATCATGGCCAATGTTCTGGCGAGCGGGAACAACTGTCACAGCGTTTCGCAGCCCATCGTGCGGGGCATCTTCGTCACGAACCTCACCGGCGCTTCGGCCTGCGGTGGTGCTACCCGAAAATGCAACTGGGCCACGCAGAACGTCAACCTGATCGGCAACATCATCTCCAACGGAACGGCAAACTGCAATGGTGGAGGCGCGAACCATTGTTTCCTGTCGCTTGGCCTGCAATCGGGAACTTCCGATGAGCGGAACACCCTTGGGGCATCCTGCGCCAATCCCGGGTCATGCGCGATTCAGGTGCTGGATAACACGCTCGGCTTAGGCGGCGGTGTAGGAGCGGTCTGCTCCAGTTCCGGCGGCACTTGCGGCGATGCTTCCGAAGGTTCTTTCAGCATGGCTGCCGCAGCGACCACGGCCACGGTCACGACGACTCAGGTGGGCACGAACAGCCAAATCCTCATCACCGAGGACATGACGCTGGGGACGCGGTTGTCGGTCACCTGCAACACCACGCAGGGACGCACCTATGCCGTGACCACGCGAACCGCTGGCACCAGTTTCATCATCACGGCATCTGCGGCCCCGGCAGCAAACCCGGCGTGCTTGAGCTTCAAGATCATCAATTAAACGGAGGCAACAGTGGACAAGCACGTAATTTGGCTATGGATTATTGGAGCTTATCCGACTCTGCATGTTCTGCTAAAAATTGCGGTGAAATACATGCCCGACCCTCCAGAGAAGGGCTGGTATGCGGTGGTCTATCACCTGCTGGACTACTTCGCCATTGGGAATGGCGCGAAGCCCTGATGCGACCGCCACTCACTGCCGCGATGGTGCAAGTCGGTGATGCCTTGGTGCGCTGCCGGAATTATGCGGACATCAGCAGCGAACTTGGCATTGCGATTGTGTCCGTGAAGGCGAGGATTGAGCGGCTCACGAATGCGCTGGTACGCACTGGCGACCTGCCGCTGCCTGACCCAAACTTCTACGCTATGCGGCGCGTTCGCCTGGCAGAAGTGTGGACTCGTCCGATGTTCCAAGAAGGACTGATTGCGCTCGGCTGTCGGAAGGGATTCACAAATTAATGGAACGCTGGCTGCCGGAAATCGTTGGTGCGGTGCTGGGTCTTTTCGGACAAATCGTGATTGCTGCTTATGTCTACGGGAAATTGACGCAGGCGACCGTAGCGCACGGGCATCGGCTCATGAACATCGAAGGCGAGCAGGTGCGCCAGTGGCAGTCGCTTGATGCTCACGGCCAGCGCATTGCCAAGATCGAAGGGGCGCATCGGCATGAATGAGCGCAGGGGGGAGGGAGGCGTAAAGAAGGCCAGCGTGCCCAATGTCTTATGAGGCTTGGATCAGTACTCTCATTGGTGCCCTCCTTTGCGCTATCGGCTGGCTTCTTATGCGCTTTGTGGGCCGCGTGGACGCGGGGCCGACCCGCCAAAGAAGCCGCCGAACCCGCCTGATGGTGGCTAGATGAACGACCACTCCAAGGAGCGGCTGAAACTCATCAACCCGCATCTGGCGAAGGCCGTGCTCCAGATGGCTGAGATGTACGAAACGCAGTTTCCCGGCGATGTGCTGGAAGTGGAGCAGGGGTTGCGGTCATGGGCTGAACAGCAACGGCTCTACGCTCAGGGGAGAACAACACCAGGAAACGTCGTGACGCAGGCGCAGGCGGGGCACTCATGGCACGAATACGGCCTTGCCGTGGACGTATGCCCTGCCAGCCTGCTCAATCAGCCGAACTGGGCACCCGCAGATGCGAAGTGGAAGCGCGTGATGGCGATGGGCGAATCGTGTGGCCTCTATCCCGGTGCGAAGTTCTCACACCCCGACCAGCCGCATTTTCAACTCACAGGCCGCTTCGGACTCTCCCCAGATGACGAAGCGCGGCAACTCTTTCGGGATGGTGGGATGACCGCCGTTTGGCAAGAAGCCGGACTACTCGATACCTAAAAGGAGAGCATCATGAGTTTCTTGAAAAAACTGGGCAGCGTTGTACTGAAAGTCATTGGCATCTGGACGGGCTTTGCGCCGCTGGTACAGAGCGTGATCCCGCAGAGTCCCACCGCTGTAGCGGTTGAGGACAAACTGGCGAAAGCCATCAGCCTGATTGTGACCGTGGAACAGACGTTTGCGGCAGCCTTCGGGCCGGATGCGAAGCTCGGCTCTGACAAGCTGCGGGCGGCGCAGCCGTTCATCGCGCAACTGATTCAGCAGACCGACTTGCTGGCCGGGAAGAAGCCGAAGGATGAAGCGATGTTCCAGAAGGGCTGCACGGAACTGACCGGAGCCTTGGCTGACATCTTGAACGCCTACGGGGAATGAGGTAGGCTTTTCTCACCTACTGCGTCTCGATTCTTCTTTCTGAGGCGAGTCACCACGGAGGCCAGTCTGCTCACTGCGGGCTGGCCTTTCGTGCGTCACGGCTTCTCCTTCCGTAGCGGCGGCGGGGCGGGCACGGTGAGGAACTCCCTATAAGCACCAGGCCGCGCCGCCAGAAACTCAGTCCCTCCTACGACTCAAACCACCGAGGATGAACAGTATTACCAAGACAAATAGCCACATAATGCCGCTCACGCGCCCCTCCTCATCAGGTACTTCCTGAAAATCCCGTCTAACTCCCGCGAATCCCGGCAGACCAAGTAGCCCATGCCCCGGCGCTTCACGTCAGCCTCGAAACTCTTCTGGAATTCCGTCTGCTTGCCGGAGCCTGTTTTTGCCTCGATCCACCACGCGCTATGCAGGCGGCGATTCAGCTCGGGCATTCTGGCCGAAACTAAGTCTTCCAAGCCGGCCTCGTCTACGATTGCCAGCACGTCCGCCTGCCCTTTGACGCCAGCCCGGAACGCCCGTCCCTCAAAGAACATGCTCCCCGTTTGCATTTTTAGAGCAAAGACGCCGTAAACGGCACAAGTGTCTAAAATCTCTTTCACTAGGCGGTTGTGGGCCGCGTTATTACTGGGCATCGAGACACCGCCAAGTCTTGCGTATCCCGATTCTTCGTACCAAGTCCCATGATGTGCGATACTTGGCGGACAATTCTTTGGATGTCGCGCCAGCACGGAATTCCCCCAGAATTGCCCTAGCGGTGGCGCTGGAAATTTTGGCATTGTAATTGTTCTCGCCACACGCAGTACCATTCCTCCCGCGCCCCTGCACATCCCGATCGCGAGCATTAGCCAAAGCATCGCCAGCATAGAGGTGCTCTACTCTCACGCACGAGGGAAAGTCGCATTTATGCAGACAGAACGGTTCTGGCCAGTACCCATGGTGCAGAAACCAAGCTAGCCGGGCTGCACGAAATGTTTTCAAGGTGCCGTTAATTCTTATGCCGAAGGAACCGTAGCGCTTATTCTGCCCTCCAACCCACGCCCAGCAATCTCCGTTCGGGCCATACCCGGGACGTTTGTCCACAAATTTCCAGAATCTGGACACGGCCAATGGTGTGATAAATTCTTCTTTGACCAACCGCGTGTGCGCTTTGTTGTGAGAGGCGCTCATCCCGCCAACCTCCACTCGATTCTCCCGCCCGGATGCTTCCGGTTAATGCGGGATGGTTCATCACTCGTTTCCTCGGCCACGTAAGGATTCAGCCAGGCCCAGCTAGGCGGAAAGTAGGTATAGACCCATTCCGGCTCCCGACCTGGCTCTTGCCACTCAAAATCTCCCTTTACGCGCAATGGCAGCCTGCCCTGCGCATTTCTGAGGCTGGTAGAGCCTCCTGATGCCACAAACTGCCTGCCGCCTCTTAAATCGCTTGCAATCGCGCTCATGGCTTCATCCCCACAGCCCGCGCTTTCTCGTGCTCTTTCAAGGCCACAGCTTCTGGCACCCACTTCCCACTCCAGAACCGCCACTTCTTTCCGCAAGAGCACGTCCAAGGCGATGGCACTCCATACCGATTCGCGGTTTCCAGTTCAGCTTCAGTCGGGCCAATTGGTTTACAGTCATGTGGCGGCTTTTCATTCTTTCTCCCGCCTTGTTTTGCCCCATTGACCTCTACCCCTGCTGCGTTCCAGCGCAAGTCTGTGAACCAGAACTTGTCAATCCGCTCCCCGTTCGCCGCGCCTTCTTTCACGGTCGTTCTGACCTGCTCGAAAGATCGCGGAATCGACCAGCCCGTTGCTTTGGAACATGCAGTGATTGTGTCCGCTGCGGCCATGAGATTTGCCAGTGCGCACGATAGGCCAACCTGCTCCATGAGCATTCTTGCTAACTGCATTGCTGGCAGGTCGGGTGTCTCTCCATTTCCGGGCGGTTCTTTCCTTTCTTTCTCTGAAAAATCAGAGAGAGAGTTAAAGGGGAGAGGCGTTCCCCCCTCGGTCTTTCGTCGCTTTCGACGGGAATACTGCACCTCCAGTGTGTGAAGAAGTCGCTCGTTGTAAATCCAAGACTGACCCTCCATCTCTCGAACCTTGAAGCAGGCCAACACACACGCCTTATGGCTTTCCCAGAAGTCGCTGCGTTTCGCCCCTGCAATCGTCCAGAGATTCGAGTCCAGGCGCAGGAACCCCGGCAACTCAGACCTCACACTGCGTAACAAAAGCTGAAAATACCAACCGCGCTGAAAGTCCCGCATGTCCGTCCACGCAGGACTGCTCAGAAGGCTGTCAATCTCAATCGGAAGCCAGTAAAGCTCGTTTGCTTGGGCCTTGGTGAGCACGCTAGCTGGCTCCCTCCGCGTCCCGGCTCGCTGGTTGGAGTTCTGGAAAGAACATTGATTCCGTCTTTCTGTGGGCGATTCTCAAGTTCTCGCACGCTTGCTTCCAGTAGCTTTCTTTAAGTTCCACGCCGATGAATTGGCGACCCTCTTGTACGGCCACATAGCCCTCAGAACCGATGCCCGCGAAGGGACTGAACACGGTATCCTCCGGGTTGCTCCACAGTTCGATGCCGCGCCGAATCACTCCAAGCTGGAGCGGGCAGATGTGGCGCTCATCTTCATGTTCGCGGGCCGATGTGCGCTGTAGAGTGTCGCTGGGGTCAATGTCCATCCAGACCGGGCTGGCATACCGCTGCCAGATGGACACTGGGAAGCTCTCTCCGGTATGAGTCACGCGCTGCTGGTTTTCCCCCGGCTTCCGCATTGTTACTAAGTAATCCGCGATGCCTTGGCGCGACATGCAAGAGTCTTTCTTTAACTGTTTGTGCAGCAGCCCTAGTGCCTTGGTGCGCTGCATCGCCGTCACAGGGTCTTTCCAGATGCAAACTTCGGAGTGATAGATAAATCCACCCTCGCGGAACATGCGAATCAGATCACCGCGAAAATCTGCAATGCCGATATAGCCATCCCGCTCTTTGGAAATGGGTAGGTTCATGCAGTGGAAGCTGAGACACCTTCCCGGCATCATCACGCGATACAGTTCTTTCACCAGAAAGCGGAAGTGCTCGTAAAACTCGGCATGATTGCGGCAATTACCCATGTCCTGTGCATGGGCTGAGTAGGTGTAGAGGCTGGCGAACGGCGGAGAGAAAATCGAATAGTGCATCGAATCGGCGGGCATCTGTGCTGTGACCTCCACGCAATCGCCAAGGTGCATCGTCCAAGCCCGACCGGAATCGAGCCGATGAACAAGGACGTTGGTGCGGTGCTTCGCGCTTCCTCGCACTTCTTGTTGATTCAATTCGTGCATATTGTTGACCATCTCCTCGGCCATCTTTTGCGCATCTGCTTCTTTGCGCTTGATGTTTTCCGTTACGGCGCCCTCGGTTGAGCTAGTTACGATGAAGCACCGCACGGGGTGCGTTTGGCCGAACCTCCAGCAGCGCCGCACCGCTTGATAGAACTGCTCATAGGAATCGCTCAGTCCTAGGAATACGACATTGGCGCAGTGTTGCCAGTTCATGCCAAACCCAGCGATAGAAGGTTTCGTGACTAGCACGCGAATCTCCCCGCGAGAAAAGCCCATCATGCGAGCTTCTTTGACGCTGCGGTCATCGGAGCCTGCTACTTGCACCGCCCCCGGAATTAGGCTGGCTACCATTTCACTTTCGATATTCAGGTTGCACCAAATCAGCCATGACTCATTCGGGCGAGAGGCAACTAACTCCGCGACCTTGGCAGAACGTTCGTCTGTGCTATTGCTTCGCGCCGAGCGTCGTTCCTGTAAGGTGATTGCTGGAAGTGCAAATAGTCGGCCATCGGTGGGCTTGTGGACTTCAATCGAAATGTCCTCAATCTCCAGCGGGGGAAGGATGAACTGCGCGTCTTCATAGCCTAGGTCGCTGGGCTTCCGCAGCATCACCGCCCAGGAGCAGACCCACTTCCAGAAGTCTTGCGCGGCGTGCTTTTTAACTCGCCATTTCGCCGTATCGCCACCGTCATGCACGAAGAAAGTAGAAAGCATTTCGGTGCGCGTCAATGCCGCGAGAAATTCCGCATGGTTTCCAAGCTCCATGTAGTCATTGGGTGCAGGTGTCGCAGTGCAGGCTAGCTTGAAAGGTGTGCGCTCGAAGCTAGAAATAATCTGATTGCGGAACATGCCATCATAAGATTTCAGGATGCTGCTTTCGTCGAGCACAATCCCCTGGTACTCGCTTGGGTCAAAGTGCTCGATCATGTCGTAATTCGTAATGCTAATTTGCGGCGCGGGATCGGACTTGCGCACATACTTGACAGGGATACCGAATTTCTCCCCTTCGCGCACGGTCTGCTGTGCGACAGCTAGAGGAGCAAGAATCAGCACGCGGCCAGGGACATGACGTGCCCATTCCAACTGCATCGGAGTTTTCCCCATGCCACAATCGCAGAACAGAGCGGCTCGCCCCTTGCGCAAGGCCCACGCGACAATATCTCGCTGAAAGTCGTACAGCATGGGATTCAAGGCAGGCACTTTCTGCAGGCCAGTATGGGGATGGCTGATCGTCTTTTGTGCCAAGAACTCTTTATAGGTCATTTCCCCTGCTCCGCGTCCCGGCTCGCTGGTTGGCTCTCGCGTTGTTCCAAAAGTCTCTCCGCATAGTCCGCTACGCAGTTGGCAAGTTCGGGCGGAATCGTGGCGGCACGCGCTGTGAGTTCTCCGTTTGAGGCCAACTCTGAACCGTTTGCTTTTCCACCCCCTCGCCCTGTTGGGCCTTGGTCACGCACCCTGCCCTGCTTATCAATCCATTTGCGGCTCCAGCCTTTAATGATTCCCTTGTGAAGTAGGACCGGCACCCCACTGCCCCACAGATAGAACGGCCCGCAATGATGCACAGCTTGGCCGACAAACTTCTGCGCCGCCCTCACGTTCTCCATGACATATGGCACGCCTGATTTCTCGCAGAGTGATCGCGTGTGGTTGAAAAGCAGCCGGCCAAGGTAAGGGTATGGCGGATTCGGGTGGAAGTGCTTCATCCCATGCACCGAGAACTGCTCGCACGGAGAACTGGCGCAAATGAAGTCAAAGCTGGCAATCGCATAAGCGGTCACGTTCAAAACATCCATCTTCTGAAAGTGGCAGTGCTCAGGAATCTCTGGCGGCTCAACCAGATCAATCCCAAAGCACTCCCATCCCCTTGCGGCAAAAGCCTTGCTCCAGCCCCAGCGCCCGCAAAATAGATCGAGCATTCTCATTTCCCCTGCTCCGCGTCCCGGCTCTCCTGGGCCACTTTTTGCTGTCGGCTCATTTCGTTCTCGCTCCCCGCGATGCCCGTCCGGGCACCTTGAGCATCTTGCGAGCGATGTCAGCGCACTGCCCGAGCGTTTTCTTTCGAGCGGCGTAGGCGGCGTCGGCGTCGGAGGCGGCGGCGTAGGCGGCGTCGGAGGCGGCGGAGGCGGCGGCGTAGGCGGCGTAGGCGGCGTAGGCGGCGTTGGCGGCGGCGTAGGCGGCGGAGGCGGCGGCGTAGGCGGCGTCGGCGTAGGCGGCGGCGTTGGCGGCGTTTACCTCTTGGAGAGTTGCTTCGCCGCGTGCCCACTTCCGCGCGGTTTCAATTGCCTGCTTGGGGCGTTCCTCGCCAGCCGGGACATATTTCAGCGCCAGTTCTGCACAAGCACAGGCCGCGAGTACAACTTTCTCTCTTGTGGGCCAGCCTTCTTTGCCGACCATTCGGCCAGCGAGCCAGAGCATCC